CATTATCAACATATATTCTGTCATCTGCAAAACCTATTCTTGTAAATCCAACTTCAAGCAAAGCTGTCATTATTCTATATCTTTTATAACTATGCTGACAAAAAATTTCACAAGCTCTACCGATAAGATGAGATGACCTATTGAGTTCATTTTTCCTAGTTTGACCATCTGGTGATACATAGCCTTTTATAATCTTAAATTTAATTTTACACAAATGTCTAGCTTGATCTAGCATAAACAAAAACTCTCTATCCATATACTTATATCCTGTATTTTCATACCTTGAATATGGACAATCAAACTCGTCAAATGTAAAGTATTTAAGTACGATAATTATCTTTTTATACCTTGTCCTACGTATTTCTTTTTGTAACCTATTTGGTTGCGTGAAGCGTTTTTAGAATGTACACCTGGTCTTTTTTTCTTTGATTTATATATATGTACATAACCAGATCTAGCCATTATTTTTTAAACATACTTGTAGCTTTTTCTGTTGTACGTCCACCAAAGTATGCTAAAACAACTGCCATCATAACTTTCTCAAATGTATCATTCCAAAGCTCTCCAATATGAAAAGGTACGCTTTCTACACTATCTAGTATACCTGCAAATGAGAATATAACAATACACCATACAAGCACAAGCGGTCTTACATTCTTACTAAGCCAGCTGTCGCTATTAGCGTCAGCTTGCCATCTGCTTGTAATTGCTTCTATCTCTTTGTTTTGCTGATCATATATTAATTGTTGTAATCTAATTTTATCTTCATTTGATATTTTAGATTTACCTATTTCAGCTATAGCTTCTTTTGGACTTGTAACACCTTGTAGAACGCTACCAAGCGTAGGGTTAATTAGTCCTGCTGCACCAAGAAGCATTTTGCCAACTGTAGTATCTTTAAATTTCTTTTTACTCATATTACCACCATTTTATATGTATAACAATAAAAAACAAATATATATTGAGTTCGTTAAAGTCTTTCTTATTGTCCTTGTTAAAAAAAGAGAAACCTATAAGTAGTCCTACGTCAAATCGATTTATTATTGCTACTTCCATTTATACATTTGTTATGTCAATGTATTTTGTTTTACCGTTTGCTCTAACAGCTCTAAGTATTTTTTTTCTGTTTCTATCTGCACCTACATAACTAACGTGTATCCAATCAGGGTTTTCATCATTACCAAACTCCCATATCATTTGATCAAAGTCTAGGTTTTCTTTAATCCAATCAAACATCTCTTTATTTGTCTTATATCCATAGACATCGTCAATATCTATTGCTTGTCCCCTCATATGTTGAGACATTGTTGAACCACCAATAGCCTCATTTAGTTGTCTTGATCTATAAAATGAATTTATTTTTATTGGACCACCTACCCATTTTCTTAATGGTTCAAATATCCAATGTGCTAGTAATCGCATATTGCCTATTACATTACCATTTGGTGTATTATCTATGCCAAGTCTTAGTGCTGTAACACTTTTTGTAGCTTCTTTATCAGATATATGAGGGCTTATCATAATCTATTAATTTGTAGTTACTCTTCTGATTCTTGCTTGTTTATTTATAACTGCTTGTATTTCTTCTACAGGCACATCTATTTCAAGTGAAATACCACCATCCCACCTACCAATTAAGCTTCTATCTTTATACAAAAATATAACAGGCACAGATTTAATTTGTTGTTTAATGCTTGATTTTTGATCTTCTAATAAAGCAGTTACAACCTTTGCACCTTTTATTTTATCTAGGTGTTTATAATCGTTTTTATAATTCCACCCACTATTTATGTGCAGCACCGTGTATTCCTGACTACTGGTTGTGACAAATACAAATAGTGCAATCAGGACAAATATCTGTTTCATTTCTGTATAATTTCATATAATTTTTCATCTATTTTATCTAATTTTTCAGAGTTTTCTTGAACTTGTTCTGCTGTATTTTCTATTGTCTCCCTTATTAATTGATCTTTAAGATCATATTCTGTTCTTGTTAAAACAGGTTTTGGTAGCTCTTTGGCTAACTCTATTTCAGCAGTTAATGTAAAATAAAGTCCAGCAAGAGATATTGCACCTCCGACAATTATTCCGATAGTTTTTAAATCTAATTTTACTTGAGTTTCCTCATTAATTACTTTGCTCATCTTTTTTTATTTCTTCATAAGAACCATCAGAAATATTAATATTTACTTTACCGTATTTTTCTTCGAGCTCCTTTCTTAGATTATCATATTCTTGCATAACTGTTGTAAATGCGTTTTTTAGCAAGTCTTTGTTAATCTCTATATTACCTAATTCTTGTTTTACGCTAATAATCTTTTGTTCAAATGATTTAATTTTTTCTAATTCTTGATCTTCTATTTTTTTCATAATAATAATTTTTTATCTAATATAATAAATTACCAGTTAGGTCGCAAAACCACGTCAGTTGGATTTGCGAGCATTGATAATTGATCTGATAAATTTTGTTTCATAGAATCTACATCTAATTTACTTTCTAACCATTCTATAACATCAGATTTTTGTAATTCATCATACTCAATAAAATTATCTTTGTCATACTCAACACCCATAGTGCCTATCATACTTACTGAGTTGTCAGATTGATCTGCATAATAACCCCAATGAATATTATAGATGACATTATCTTTAGAATCTTCTTTTATTTTTGCATCTAAAGCGTTAATGACCCATTTGTAGTTTATTTTATTTTCTGCCATAATTATTTATTTTTAAGTATTTCTATTTCTTTTTGTAATTCTTGTATCGCACCAACTAATAATGGTACTAATTTACTTTGGTCTATTCCTTGATAAACAGGATTACCTTCTGCATCTACTTCATCTTTAGTACCTGTAATTGCTTCTGGCACTATATCACTTACTTCGTGTGCTAAAAATCCATCTACTATATTTTCTTGTCCTATAAAATTAAATCTACTTGGCTTTAATTGACTAACTCTATCTAAAGCTCCAGTCATTTCTACTACATTTTCTTTTAATCTGTAGTCAGAAGATGTGTTAAATGCTGTAGCATTACTTGTTGAGGTAATTGAACCAACCGCATTATCACTTGTGTCTCTAAAAGATACTTGTATTCCTGAATCAGTGCCATCAGCACCATCAGCTCTTAATGTCAGCGTTGCATTACTACTACCTATATTGTAAAACCTTACAACATTTCCATTATCTTCTACTTGAAGTTTATGTACAGGCGAACATCCTATGCCTACGTGTCCTGAACTATTAATAGTTAGTCTATCATTTGTGCCTAAAATTGAATTATCTGATATTTTAAATTTATCACTATCTGAAGCATCAACTCCTATACAAAAAGTGTTTCCACCATTTGTAACAAAACTCATACTTGCATCTCTCGTTGTTGATCCTGTTTCTATTTTAAAGGTTGGAAAATCAGTATCTGCTGAACTTTTTATATGTAAAATATTTGTATCTACTAAACTTGTTGTGCCAATAGCTACGCCACCATCAGAAGTAATTCGCATATGTTCGGTAGCATCTTTTCTAAATACGTGGTTATTACCAATCGCTCCAAATTCAATATTTGCAGTACTTGAATTATCTCTAAATGAAGCAAAACAGTTAGCATCTGTACTTGTAGCGTATATAGCACCATCAAGAGTTCCTGCTGCAATAGTTAGCATTTGACTATCAAATCCTTCTGCACCAATACCAACAGTACCACTTGACCTAATACGCATTCTTTCTGATGGTGCTGATGAAACACCAGAACTAACATTAAATGTCATATAAGGATTAAAAGAACCACCATCTCTAACTACTGCTATCTCTCCTCCATTACCACTTGTATTAGCAACTTCAAAAATCATTTTCACACCATCTGTTGTACTTCCATTAGCATTTGATAGTTTTAATAAAGGTTCTGTTGTAGATGCAGTATTCTTTTGTATTCTAACTAATCCAGAACTATCTATACGCATTCTTTCTGCTGTAGCTGTATTACCACCTCCTGAATTTGTAAAAAATCTCATATCAGAAGCAGTAGAAGAAGAAGCGTTTATTTGATTAACCTGTATTTCTCCTAAATGATTATTTGCAATAGTTTCATCTCCAAACACTATATTAGAAAAAGCACCATCAGAAAAATTAGTTCCTGTTGGACTTGTAGCTACTCTTAATGTAGCAGTTTCGCTTCCGTATGCCTTTGTCGCTATAATTTTAGTTGTCCCAGAACTGTCTATACGCATTGAACTTGAACCTGCATTTTGAAAATTAAAACCTTCACCATTTCTACTATTTAATATCAACGTTCCTGCTGAATTAGTAGATATTTCAGAATCAATTGCATTATCAGGCCTGTTAAGAATTAATTTTTTTCCATCTCTAATAGTAACATTCCCTGAACTATCTATACGCATTTTTTCAGACATTGTTGCATTGGCACTTGTACTGAATGCTAAAAATGTGTCATCTGTTCCTGCACCTGAGCTTTCGACACCGAAAGATATTTTTGATTTACCTGCTACTGAATTAATAAACTCGATACCACTACCCCCATCAAGGGTATTTTGTAATTTTAAAACAGAAGAATCTAAATCTGTTGATGCTCCTACTGAATTTTTAAATGTATTTAAACCTGTTGATTCAATAGTCCCTGCAAAAGTTGCTGTTGAGTTTGCAGCTAATGTTAAAACTGGTGTTCCTTCACTTGTTGCTGTTGCACTAGAAGATTTTGATATAAATAAAGCTCTATCGTTACCATATACAATATGAACATCTTTACCACTACCAGCACCACTTAAAAATAAAGTTGCATCATCATCACTTGAAATTGCAGATATTATTTTATCACCACTACCTGTTAATGAAACATCACCTGCAAAAATTGTGTTATTATTTATAAAAACATTTCCACTAGCTGACCCTATGTTTAAATCTTTTGATGAACCTGTAGTAATAGAGCCGTGTCCAGAACCAGTATTTGAAAACTCTAAACTACCACTATTTTGTGTAATAGTTACACTTCCTGCAAAAGTTGCTACACCTGCATTAGTTAATTCAAATAAGGTTGATGAATCTGCTGCATTTCTAAACAAGTAGCTTCCTGCTGCATCATTGTTGTAAAGGTATGTATGATTACCTGATGTAGCTGCAAACGGCTGATAAGTACCATCCGATTTTTGTAATTTAATAGCAAAAGCTGAGTGTGTTCCTATTTCTAATGTTCCTGCTGCTGTTATATTAGCTGCAAAAGTTGCGTTTTTAGTATCGTGGTCTAATTTTAAAATATCAGTTGCACCATCATTTTGAGTAAATGTCAAAAGTTCTCCACTAACGGTTATTACAAAATCTTTATCTGTATCTCCCTCTATTCTTAATGAAGGTTCGGTTGTTGATTTAGTAAGCGTTAATGTATCGCCTGAGCCGTGATTAATACTAACACCACCTGCAAAAGTTGCTGCACTATTAGTTAATTCTAAAATTTGTCCTGTTGCTGAACCTGCTTGAAATTGTAATTTATCTCCATTGTGGACATATTCTATCCTACCTATATTAGTGCCATTGTCTTGATACCTGATTAGCCCACTTCTATTAGAAGCATCACTATTCATAACTATTATAGGGTCGCCACCCGTTGTGGTTGATATAGTTAAAGTTCTATCACCACTACCAGAATTATCTAAAGTAACATCTCCTGCAAAAGTTGCTGCATTGTCTGCACCATTTATTTTTAAAGCAGGTGCATTAAAAGTAGTTCCACCTACTGTTGTTGAAGGTGTTATTTCAAAATGTTGGTCTACATTTTCTTGAGCAGCTATCATCCAACTATATTTAGCTGAATCAGGTGTTAGGTAAAATTCAGGTGAACTATTATCTATAGTAACATCATTTGTAAAAGTTGCTGACTGATTAGAGCCATCTAAGGTTAAGGCAGTTGTTACAGAACTTCCTGTTGAAAATACTAAATTTGTTGAATTAGAATGTGATATTCTTGATACTTCTGTTCCTGAATGTCTAAATATAATTGCTTCGGTACTACCTGAAGCACCATCAAGTTCTAATATAGCATTTCCAGTTGTATCTATTTTAATTCCACTTGTACTTGTAGTTGTAATTAAACCTCCAAAAGTTGCACCTGAATCTACTTGAAATATACCACCACCACTTGAGTTTTCTGATAATCTTAAGTTTTCTCCACTACCATATATATCCCATTGTGCAGTTCCACTACCTGCATATAATCTAACATAGTCTCCACTTGAAGAACTTGTTGATATAAACTTTTTAGATGTTGCAGTAATATCACCTGCAAAGGTTGCATTCTGTGATGAATCTAAGGTTAATGCAGTTGAAAAACTTCCTGTTCTAAAAGCAATAGAAGAACCATCTAATCTTAGTGTATTAGGTGTTGTACCATTTAAAGATTGAATATAACCAATATTGCCTGTCACACCTAAATTAAGTATTTCACCATCAGCAGCATCAGTAGCAAAATAGTTTGATATTTTATGACCTCCTTTTGTAAAACCTGTGCTATTAACAATAATACTACCTGCAAAAGTTGCATCATTACCTGAAATAGCAATAGGCGCATCTGTAAGTGTGTTAGAATCAGACCACATTGCAACATCGTTAGCTGTTCCACTTCCGTCAACAACACCACCATCTGTTTCAATAATATTACCACTTGAGTCTACAGCTAAGTTTTTTGCAACTGTACCTGTTTTACTACCAGAGCCATAAGCATTTAATTTAATGCCACCACCACCAATAACTGTAAAATAATCTGCGACTAGACTTTCAGAATGTATTACAAACTGATTTGCACTATCGCTAATATTAATTCGCCAATTACCATTACTTCCTATAAATTGTATTTTATTACTTGTACCTTCACCTAAACCAAAAATAGGTGAAGTAATTTTTGTTGTAATTGCTACTGTGCTTGGTAACCCTACAGTAAGCGTTTGACCACTTGCTGATGTTTCTATTTCATTTGTTGTACCTGCAATAGTAAAAGTTTGGCTATCTAAATCAACTGAACCTGTTCCGCTATCACCTGCAAAATCTAAATCTTGTGCTGTAATTTGTGCATCTACATAAGCTTTATTAGCCGCATCTGTAGAAGCACTTACAGTATCTATACCTTGTATTCTTCCTGTGCCGCCTAAAATTATATCTCCACCACTTACAGTTAGGTCACCCGCAAAAGTTGCAGACTGATTAGAGCCATCTAAAGTTAATGTAAGTGTATTACCAGCATTTAATTTTAAAGTTCCAGATGCTGTTATTTCACTATCAGTGGCAGTGGTTAATCTTAAATCATAATCATCACTGAAAGGTTTTTTTAGATCTATTATAGCACCAGAAGGACCGCCTAACTCAACCTGAGCAAAACCACTTGCAGCTTGTAATTCAATATTACCTGTAAAACTACCTGTTGTTGCTTCTAAAGCACCAACAACTAAACCTGCTTTTGTATAGCCAGTTGCGTTTTTGTTTACTGTTGTAGTTGGTTCTGTTTGTAAATCTTTAAACAAATGAAACTTAGCGTCACTTGCATCTCTAAATAATCCTGCATAAAGGTCTAGTGATCCTGATGTGTCATACACACCATAGAAACCTAAATCTACTGCGTCACTAGAAGTGTTATCAGATCCTACAATAATTAAAGGATCTTTGACTGATAAAGTATCTGTATCTACAGTTGTGGTTGTTCCTTGTACAATAAGATTACCTGTTACAGTTAAGTTACCACCAAGTTGTGAGTTACCTGATACTTGAAATGTAGTTGTCGGTGTTATGCCAACTCCTAATTTTGTAGTAGATAAAAATAAAGGTGAGTCGTTACCTAAACCATCAGTAAGCCTTTTTGCTGTAGATGTTAAGTTATCGTTGTCTGTTACCTTTATTAAAGCATCAAAAGTTTGACTAATAAAAGTTCCTGTAAGAGTAGTACCCATATTTATATTTTTTTATTTACGTTTTGTTTTGGTAAAACCTTTTCTATAAACGTTTTAAGTTTAATGATATTTTTTTCCTTAGGCTTATATGTTAATTTTTTCACAAGACCCAACTATTAAAGTTCTCATTTTTATCAGGATACATACCGTCATCATTAGCCGCAGTATACTCAGGAAATAAATTACTGTTTTGATTTATAAAATCTAAGAATCTTCTTGTATAAAATTCAGCTTTATCTCTTGAGCTATCTACAAGTGATTTAATCTCTTGCATCGAAGGAGTCTCTGAAGACTCGCTTCGATGTCTAAATACACCACCGTTAGATACTTGATAAGATGCAAACATATAATAATCACTCTGAGCAAACCATATTAACATTGGTGTAATATATTTATCTAGTAAATTTTTATAATTAGAATTTGCATTTTGAGTAATCTGACCATTTGTAATTAATGTTTCTATTTTCTCATATAGTTTTGTTCCAAGATAATTTTGTATATGTATATCTTGAGCAACTTCTACAAATTGTATAAACTTATCGGCATCTACTGCTCCACCGATAATTGATTTACGTCTTAAATCATTCGTTGTTATGAACAGTGCCTTCATCTTCTTTTGTTTTAAATAAGTTCTTAATTCTATCTATAGCTGATAATTTCTCACCAGTCTCTTCTTCTCTTTTGATCTTAGTCTGAATATTATCTAATTCTGTAAACTCTATTGGCTGTAAAGTAACAAAGTACAAATTGAGTTCGATATTATTAAATTCTAAGATGCTTTTAAACGCTTCTAAGAGGGTTTGTTGAAATGGTCGGATAACTATGTTGTCCATAAGTATTGAAGCTGTTCTAAGCTCCTCTGCGTTATTACCAAAGCCTGTGTTATCTTTTATCCCAAGTAATATTGGAGAAACAATTCTGTGACCTAACATTATTTTTTCCCTTGCTTCATCTGCTAAAAACTGATACTGTGCGTGTGCATCAGGTAAATGTATAGGTTCAATATCTGCTTTACGATCAGGGTCATCGTTAAATGCTAATATAAACTTACCAGAATTAGAAGTTCCTCCAAATTTATCTTGGATTTTTCTTTCTATTAATTGTTGTGCTTCTTCATCAGGCACACCATTATTAAAATTAATTAATAAAGATGGCTGTAAGCCATTCTTTATGTTGTTTATGTGGTAGTTTGAAACCTCTTCTTCTAGGGAACAATATTGTAGACAACCGTGATAATCTACTGGTGCATAATAATAAAAGCCTGGTCTGTATGGTCTAACGACATAAATCTCCCTTAAATCTACTTTACTTCCATATTTAAAAGCAGGTATTCTTTTTGGTATATCTGCAGGTTTTATTTCAGACCATTTAGGATGATAATAATATCCTTGTATTTTACCCTCTCTAGTTTTTTCTGCTCTTAGCGTTTCCATAGGAAAATGTACTAGGTTCATAATTCTAGTTTTTGATCTGTTGTAAATTACTTGTATAGCAGCTTGTCCAAGTAACTTATAATCATTGACTATCTTTTTTACTTGGTCTGATTTTAGTAAAGATTTCATTTGTGCATACATTTCAGGTTTATCATCACTGTCTGTAGCATCTATACCTTTACCATAAATCATATCTACTATACCATTAACACAACAAGAGTTTGTTGGACTACTTAGATATAACTGTATTAGGTTGTCAAAGTAATCATTGTTTTCTCCATAACTAACCCAATCGTTCTTATAATCTTCTTTTACTTCTGGTATTGTGTAGCCTTGAAGATTTACAACTCTGATGTTATTGTTATATGTTTTTTTATCTTTTGCCATATTATATTGTTATATATTTTTGACCTGCAGCATCAGCACTGTGTTCTGTATACTCACCTGTATTTAAAGTATGTGGTATAGTTCTGTTAGTTTGTGCAGTGCAATATGCTTTTGACCTAAATAATAAATTGCCTGACCTTGTAAATTCAAGTAAATACATTTTACCTTCTGATAGTATATTAAAACTACAAGGTATTTGTATAAAGTTGCCTACATAAGATGATGTTAAACTTGTTAGGGTTTGTGTTTTTCTTGTGCCATCTTCTGTAATGACAACTTGAACATTACTATCAGCTTTATAAGATCTAGGTACAATTTTAATTGTTTGCGAACTTGTTACAGGTTGTAATAGTATCATAATAAGATAATCAAAATGTATTAAGTTTGTTCATAAAAAAAGCCCTGACTTGCAGGGCTTTCTTACAAAACTTATGAAAAATCACTAATTACCTCCACCTGGTATACCAGATTGGTTATCATCTACATCTACATCTGCAACAACTCCTGGCACAACAGTTACGTTTACGCCAGAACCATTACCAGCAAATGTTAATTGTGTGTCTGTTTCAACTGTAATATCACAGAAATTTGCGGGTGCTCTTTCTTGACCTGTAAAAGTCAAGCTATACCCACTTAAGTCTCCCATACCTGAACCTGAAGAAATTGTTCCTCCAGTAACATCCATTCCGTGCTCTAGTCCAGCCATAAAATAATTATCATTGTTATCTTTTATAATGACGTGTGGTCTAGCGAATGAGATTAATTTTAGTTCTTTATGATCTTTAGCTGTCAGTTTTGGTAAAACCAAAGTTAGAACTTGCTCGAAGAACGTACCACCTGTATCTGTAGAAGAGGTGATAGTTTGCTCTAAATTGGAGTTGCCTTTAAGATCGTATCTATAAGCGGCACTAGCAGCAATAGAAGCAATATTATCTTCAGTTCCTGAAGTAGTATTCATAACTACATCACCTAAACCGTAATCAATAAAGTATACCGCTTTTAATCCACCTACCGAATCTTTACAAGGTCTTTGTCTTCCTTTTGTTAAATCACAACTCATATTTATTATTTTTATAAGGGGGCTAAACGCCCCCTTGATTAAACATTAAGAGTATAAAACAATATCAGATCCGATACCGTGCTGTACTCCTGCACTCCCTCTAAGAACAACTCTTACATTTTGACTTCCGTCAATATCTGCCATATCAATTAATTTAACTTCTTGCCAGTCATTTAGTAGACCTGTTCCAAAGAATAAATTAGATGATTCAGCAGCAACCATTTTATTATCTCCTAAACCAGGAGCTGTAAATAATGAAATGCCTTGAAAATTCATATCTGTTTTACCTACGTTATATAAATCTCTATAACCTAAAGCTGCTTGTGCTTGAATGTAAAATTTAGCTGCACTTGTAGGTATATAAATTTGAACGTCTTCTTTACCATATACTGACCCTGGAATTGCGTCAACTACTTTACCTAATTCAGCAATAATGTTTGCAGCAGATAACGTAGTACCTGAAACATCAACAACGTCTCCGTCTGCCGCTAGTAAAGCTTGAAATCCATCAAACTCACCGTTATTAGCAGTAGCACCTTGCCAAATGTTTTGTTCTACTTTCTCAGCAACTTTTGCTGATACTTGTCCGATTAAGAAATCAGAAAAGTTTCTTGGTAAATTATCGTATTGGCTAAAGCCCATACTGTTTGCTTCCCAGTCTTGTCTGAAATCTTTTTTACATAACTGTAAGTTTACTTGAAACTCTTCTGGTTGTAAAATTCTTTCTGACAGTGTTATATTTGAAGTTGGATCAAAATCACAAGAAGCATCTTTTAAAATACTATCTAGTGAAAGTTTTTTGATAACTTCTTTAAATTTAATATTGGGTTTGATTGAAACCCCTCCTTGTGATAACGTTACACCACTTAGTAAAGCTGCTGCGATATACTCGCCTGCAAATTCACCTGCGTAGCTTGTAGTTATACTTGTTGATGTCGCCATATCTTTTTATTTATTTAATTATTATAATTCTCCAACTGTAATTGACGAAGATGCGTTACCATTTCCAAATAGGAAATAACTTGAGCCATCTGAGCTAATTTCTATAAAGTCTCCGATGCTTTCTGCACCATCTTCAAATGTTACTTTATCAACTGCATCAGCTTCTACAATAGCTCCGTTTACTATAACACCACCGTTAATAGTATCTCTATTAGATGCTGGTGATTGTACTACGAAGTCAGTTGAAAATGCTGCTGACACAATAAATTTAACTTTAAATCCTGCACTTGGTGCTGGTAAAGTCATTGTATATCCTGTTCCAGAAATCTTAAATATCTTTCCAGAGTCTGATAGATTTAATGATGCTGATGCTGAGACTAACTCATAGTCATCAAATATTCTCATCACATCATCGCTAACGTGTTCTAAAACTGCCATATTTATTTATTTTTATTTATTATTGTTTCCATCACTCTGTCAAGAGTAGATTTTCTTCTTTTTTGTGCAAATAATATTTTTCTCTTACTATTTACATTAGCTTGTGGATCGTGAGCTATAGGCTCTACCACAGGCTCTTGTGCAGAAAGTTCTTGCTTTTCTTCAGCATTTAATTCTTCTGGCACATCTTTTTCTTCGTCACTTGACATCTTTTCTATCATTCCTTTCACTTCAGCAATAGCTCTTGCTAAATCTTCTTTGGTTGCATACTTAGACATTTTATCTTCGTGTTCTTCCATTTCTTTGTCTTCGTGTTCTCCCATTTTTTTCTTGTCATCATCGTGATATCCAGCTTCTACTTTCTCGTTTAGTTCAACGTTATTTTGAACATCAGAGTTTTTGTTTTGCTCGTTTAGAGCAATCTCTTCGTTTACTTCTATATCAGAAACTTCAGTGATATTATCATCATTTTCGATTTCTGTATTTAGAAGGACATTTTTAAATTTGTCTACTATTTCACTTGCTTTCATAACTATATATATATTAGGTTAATCATTATTTATTTTGTGTGTTGTATTTTTATACTTTACCTATACCTTGATTTATTAAATAACCCTTACAACACTTTCTTGAATATGTTCTACCATCGTCACAAAGGCAGGCTCTTTTGCCTGACTTTGGACTTGTTCTACTTGGAGTCTTAAATGGTTTCTTCATTATTTACTTTTAGGATGTTTAGATGGTAAAAGATCATAGTCAGTTGTATATTTTGCATTTTGTGGTCTTCCGTTTCTTACCAAGTACATAAACGCATTGACCCTGGCGTGTGCCCATTGTGAGGGTGATGAAACTCTTGGTGAGTGACTTCTATTAAATGCACCTAAACCTCTTTGAAATACAGAAGCTAACATACCTACTGTGATACCATATCCTAATTTTTCTTTATATCTTTTGTTAAAATCGTCAGCTTTTTTTTGCAGAGCTTTACGATCTTTGGCAGATACTTTTGCACCTGTTTTACCTTTTGCAGTTCCTTTTGCACTTCCTTTACCTTTTGGTCTTGGATTTGGTGTTTTAGATCCTGGGGCTTTTGGACTCTTTCTTATACCACCTCTAGGTCCAACTTCTGCCATCTTAACACATTTACCGTCTTTTCTTTTATAACCGTCAGGACAATGGTATTTTAATTCTTCTTTGTTGTGATATTTACAAGGCATATACCAAGTCTTGCCTTCAAACTCGTGTTCGTGTATACCTTCACATCCAATATTTAAAGCCATCTCTTCTGCCTTTTCTTTTGATGAGTAAGCTAATCTATCATCTATAATAGCGTAATCTTCATCTACAGATTTAGATGTCAATTCTATTTCTCCTAATTCTTTTAACTTAGATTCTGCCCATCTAAGACCAGCTTTACCACCCCAAGCATCATACATAAGTTTACCACAACCATCACCATAAGATTTAGACACTTCTAAGTCTTTTGCGTGTCTAAGTAAGAAACTTCTCATTCTTTTTATCGTACTTACACTTAAATTAGCACCTTTAGCAATTTGTGCAGCTCTTCGTTTGCCTACAGGTGTTCCGCAACTACCCCAACCATTCTTTTCTACATATTCTAACACTCTTTTTGCATTATTTCTTACACCTGCAGGGTAATCTGAGTAAGTTTCTAGTTCTACATCTAATTCCTCTGTCAATTCTTCTATCAAAGACAGTGCTGATAGCTCGCTTTCTTCTAATTCTTCTTCTTCGTCATATTTTAAAGCATCTACAAAGTGTCCTTCAATAGAAAAGCCTTTGACTTTACCTGTCTTAACATAAGTATCCCAAATTTCATCATTATTTACTTTCATAGTAACCATCCAAGTACCTTTTGGTAAATCAAAACCGTATTTTTTTGATTTATCCATTTTAGGATCTTCTATAATCCAAGATTCTACAACTGACAAACCATTTAAGTTTATTTTATGTTCTAAAGTGCTGTTGTTTTGTTTACCTTTTGTCAAAAAAAGCTCTGCTGCTTTTTTGACGGTATTTTCGCTGAAGTATATAAAATATTCTTGTTCTTCAAATTTTCTATATATTTTTTTGTTTGGTATTAAGGCTGGACCCATTAATATTTTCTTTTCTTCATCTACTTGTGCTAATTTTATATCTTGTGATTTAAGTGCAATAAATTCTTCTTCTATTGCAGGATCATCTACTATTGATATTGCTTGTATTCCAGAGATTTCATTTTCTTCATCTAAAACAAGCTCTATAACTTTAAAATCTTTCATAATAAGTAAATCTTTTTTATATGTATTTGTTTTAATTAATTTTAGAACTATTTATAATATTTCTATCTAACGCAAGTCCTGTTCTTACATCACCACTTACAACAAAAGCTCTTATAGGTTCTCCTGTCCTTTGTGCAATAACTTGTGCTAATTGAAACTGCTGACCAGTACCTACTATGTTGAATGCAGGATCTGTAGCACCACTTCTGCCACCACCAGCTCCACCCCCTACTCCTGCTTGACCAGAAGGTAAAGATGTAGCTGTTGGAACAAATTTAGTCGATGCTATTGCAGCAATTTGTGCAGCACCTAAAACACCAATAGCTATTGCAGCTATACCTTTTTTTATCAAACCACCTTCTTCTCTTCTTAAAACATCTGTAATAGCTAAAGCTGTGTTAATGGCAGCTTGAGCTATTGCGAAAGCTTTTTGTAATCTAAAATTACGTTTAGCTATTTCATCTCTTCTTTTTTGTAGTTTTAGCTCATTTTCTTCAATCTCTTTATTTATTCTAATTCTTTCCTCTTTTGATAAATTTTCGTTTCTTAGCCTTTCTTTAAGTTGGTTGTTTAACGCCACGGTTTTAGCTTCCTCCCTACTGAGTTCAGCATCTGTTAGCATATTTAAAGTACCTTGAATTTCTGATAATAATTGTTGTGCGTCTTGTAGATTGTTTTGCAATTCTTCCAATCTAATTTGTCTTATTTTTTCAGCAAAGAATTCAACAATTTTTAATCTTTCTTTCTCAAAATCTACTAGACCTTCACTTTGTTTTGCTAAAATTCTAAGTTGATCAATAGCTGCTTTCTCCATAATCTTTAAAACTTCTTCCTCACTTTTTTCTACAAAATTCTGTCTAAACCTATTGAATTCAAGTAAGGCATTTATTCCTTCATCATATAAATCTTCCTCAACAACTAAAGGCTCTTTAAAAGCATCAAAATAACCCTCAAAAGCTTCACCAAAAGTCATAGCCAAATCTTCAACTTCAAGTGCAGCATCAATTTCAGCTTGTAATTCTGCAGCCTTTCTTTTGGCGTCAGATTTTGCTTTTGCAATTTTTGCTACAAGTAATTGATATTCTTCTGATTTAAAATACTCTTCTTCTTTATTACCTTTTGCTTGTTCTGTTTTTATAAATAAATCTAACTCTCTTTGCAACAAATCAGTCTCTGTTTCTGTGCCCAATATTCTATCCCTTTCAATACCTATTCTTTCTTGATTTAGTTGCTCTGCTATTTTTGTAATTGTTGGTATTCTATCTATCAACGATTGTAAATAACCTTCTTCTTCAATTCTTGTTTCGTCAACTTTTACACCATATTCTTCTAGTATTTCTATTTGTTGTTTAAAAGCTATTCTTAATCTACCTAAATTTGCTCGTTGTCTACCACTTAAGTTTTCACTATTTTTTTGTAAATCATCTAATGTTTGTGTAAGTTTTACAATCTTAGATAAATCTTTGTCTTGACCCTTTAATTCTTTATTGTTTTCTCTAATAGATTCTGCTAAACTAAAAAAGTTTGACCTTAAATCTTTAAGAGCTTCACTTGCTTTATTAGTGCCTTTAAATAAATTTGTTATTTCTTTATTAAAAGCTTGTATTAAACTTATTACTACTTGAAAAACTAATATAATACCTAGCGGTCCTTTTTTAAGTTGTTCACCTAGCAATTTAAAAGCTTCTGTAGTTCCACCAGTTTTAGCAACAAGAGTAGCCATCAAAGTTGATAATTGTGCTAAGTTATTTGTTACAGCAGTAATACCAAAAGGTAAATCCGAAACAAATCTACCAAATTCAGTCAATGTAGCACCAGCTAAACCAGAAGACGAAATTAGGTCTTTATTTTTCTGGACTTGCTCTGCTTGTGCCTGAGTAAGTTCTTTACTATTCTTTTTTACAAATTCAAAAGCCTTACCTAAATCTTTTACCTTTTTTTCTGCGTTTGGTAGTTGAACTAAAAATTGTCCATCATCTAAAACTATCTTTAATATAAATTGTTCTTCGTTCATTTTCTTAATCTTTTGTATTTATTTATGACTTCTGTTAAATTACTTGGTGCTTCGTATTTACCTTTAGCTATATCTATATAGGGTGATACACCGTAATAATCATCTAATTTTAATAAGTCTAATATATTTTTAAGCATTGAAATCGTTTAATAATTCTATTTCACTTTTACCATTATACATATCAGTAGTTATTGAGTTTATTTTATAACTTTTCTGATTTATAATAAATCTATCAGCCAGCGTAAAGTTTAATAAAACTTTTGCTGGCAAAAACGCTGTAAGTTTTGTCAATCTATTTTTTGCATCAAACACATCAGATAAATAAGTTTTATAATATGTTTGGAATAATCCATTTGTTGAAGTTGTATTTGTATACTCATTGAGTTCAGCTCTAAAGTTTATTGATTGAGATGTGTTATTTAATTCTACAGAATTAGAAGGAACAATGTAGTTTGCTGTAAATGTCAAAGCATTACCGCTTGAATCTTTTAGTTGTATAGGGTCTCCGCCTGTAATTCTTACAGGATAAAACAACAAAGGCTTTCCTATAAAAGGTTCTTGATTATCGTCCGCAGACCATCCCCATTGAATAGAACTGTTTGTATCGTTATTTAAATTTAAAAGCCTTTGAAATTTGTGATGTTCAAAAGGAACTTCAACCTTAAATATTTCACCGTCTATATCTTCTTCAAACCCAAGAAACCTTTCAGTACCCCACTCTTCATTAAATATTTGCTGGTGAGTTTTAGCATAAAAAGCATTTAATCCTTTATATCTTAAATCTATTTCTTTAAAAGGCAAAGCTACGTTTACTGCTGATTCTGATATATCTATAAATTCTGTTATATTGCGATCTACACCTGAAGAGTAGAAAGAATCTAATGTTTGTATTTTTATAGTACCATCATCCTCAACAAAAGCAGTTAAATTAAACATTTTAAATAAGCCTGTAAGAAAATCAATGTTTTTTATTTCAGGTATTTGATTGGATATTATAAATGCTGGATTAGCTGTTGCTGTAAAATTACCTACATCAGAAGTATCAAATCTTACTAGGTTTATTGAAGAGCTTGAGGTTTGATAATAATTTATGCTCCATTGTATATTGGTAAAAACCACTTGAGTTGTTTTTACAGATATAATAACAGTATAACTTCCTGGTTGCGGTGTCAGACCTCTAGTTATAAAATTCATATCTAAATCTCCAGTTTGATTTTCTATAAAATCATAACGAATACCATTTCTTAATATCTCTACATCATAAACTGAAGATTGACTTTGGCACACTGTTTCTATTTTAAAGGCAGTTATAGAAAATAATCCAGTTGGTATTATAACTACATCATCCTTTATCTCTATGTCTCCATCTACCTCGTCCTGCCATCCGTCTACATAAGTAGAGAACTTTTCTATTTGTTCACCTGTTCCCAAATCTCCTTTTTTTCTGTGCATCCACAAATAAAGATTATAGTAGGGCAGGTTGGTGGTATTAATAAAATCTGTTGAAAATGTTAAATTGTATTTTGATTGTATAGCTTCTATTATCCTATGAACCCTTATAGCATATTTTAATTGTCTTACAGATAAAGCTTGATTACTTGATGCGGTTTTCGCAATGTTATCTGTAATTCCGATATAAGATGTAGAACCTGTGTCGTATACTAATCTTCTTGTGTGAGTTATTAGGGGAGCTATAACATCTCCTATTGCTGAGGTTAGTTTTGTTCGTATTTCAGCATCAGAATAAATTGTGTTATATGATGCTAAATTAAGTGAACTTAATTGATCGTCACCCATTAAGGTTTTTAAGTTTACTGTCTCACCAAAAAATGTAATTCTATACGTATAAGGTTTATTATCTTTCATATTTACACCATCTAATCTAATATTGCCTTTTTTAAACGGTGTGTGGTTTAATTCTATTCTAGCTGACCTTCTTTTTCTTGCATCAAAAGCACTTGAAAGAGTTTGATTGTTATTTACTACATCTGAGTTGTAATAATGTTTAAACAGTTTATTTGTGTTTTGTGAAGCAGGAATATTAAAAGTTCTTGTAAAATCAGTAAAAACTGAGCTAATGTCTCTTACGTTTTGTATGCTTTGTGTTAAAGTGACAGATTCATCTTTAAATAAATCTACTCTAACGTCAGAGTCATTATCGTCTTTTATAAACAACTGTACTGTAAACATTATCTTATATCTTGTATTTTATCGTTTGCAAATTCAAAATCTATTGTATAATTAACAACCTTATTATTCACGCTTGTTTTAAATTCAACATTAGAAGTTTTAATTATAACTGGACTTATTGATGTTTGCGTATTGGCTATATTTTCATCTATCCAGATTTGTTGACTAACAAGAAGTTCTTGTATCGGATTAGATATATCCTCATCTAAAAAGTCTGTATTTAAAGTTATAGATTCTGTACCTTGAATATCTATTCTTTGTTTTTGTGCTTTATAGGTGTCATAATTAAATGTTGATTCGTTAAAGTTTATAGTGCTTCTTTTAAAACGATCAAAATCTACCTCTAGCTGCTTTATAGATTTTTTACTAAATATTATATCTTGTAATGCACCAAACCTATTATAGAATATTACTCTAAATGGTGTAAACTTAGTACAAGCTATTTCTTCTAAAGTAATAACTTGAGACAAAGATTTATTTAATCCGTCCGTTATCGTAACCGTACCGCCTGTAAATCCATTTGTTTGTGAAATTACAACGTATTGAATTTTGTCTGAACTTCTACCGTCTTGCACCTGGTACGCTTCTCCGCTAACCATTATATCATCTGCAAGTGTAAGTTGTGTATCACTGTCGACAGCAGTAACATTAGTTACTGTGCTGTCTGTTGTATTGTAAACTGTCATACCAACTTTAACAGTAGTCAAAAAGTTTTGATTGCTATCTACAAGTTTGTTTGTAGTTGTACCTGTAGTAGTACCAGAGTCTTTTATATCTCCGTCAGTGATTTTTATAGGACTAATAATATTACCCCAAGTATTTTGATATGTATTCCAAAACTCATCAACACTATTCCAAAACACATTTGACACACCACCTATAGTAAAAGTAAGTGTAGATTGATTTGCAGAATAAACAGGTATAATAATATCTTTACCTTGTTTATAATATATTTTTGAGTTTGTTATAAGTGCCTGTTGATTTGCATAAATACTGTTACCTGGATTTATACCATCTTTGAAAAACCCATAACCATCAAAATTAATCCAAGGTGTGTTGTTGGTTATTGTTGAAGTCATTGTGATAGTGTATTGATTTGCTGCATCAATAAATATGTCATCACTTAAAGCAAGAGCTACATCACTTGTAACTGTATTTACAGTAGCACTTGTTCCAGTTGTTATGTTGTTTGCGGTTACTGTGTAGGCAGAATCTAAAATTATTTTTCTGTTAAAAGTTTGAGTTGTGTCACGAAGTTGGTTTGATAATTCGCTAGTTGTTGTACCAGAAGTTATTTGAGCGGTTGTGTCTACTTCTACCCAAACACCGTCTACTGCTACATTATAATATTCAGTTTTAAAATAATCTCTTATAAGTTCAGCAATTTCAATGCTTGCTGATCTTTCGCTAAAAATCTTATAGTCTTCTCCCGATACCATTATATCAGCACTAAGAGTCAGTTCAGTGTTACTAACAACAGCATCAACTTCAGCTATAGTATTGTCTGTAGTGTTAAAAACTAAATCACCAACAGAAACTGTGTCTGTAAATAGTTTAGTTGAATCGATTAACTTATTTGAAGTTGTAGAGCTTGCTTTTCCAATTTCAGCAACCACCTCAACTTTATCTTTAATTATAGTATAAGTTGGTGTCAGTGGTTTGTTGGTTGTAAGGTGTCCTGTGTATATAAAAACTTTATATGTAAATTTTTCCGCTAGTAATGCAGCAGCTTTATAAAATATTGGACTTCTAACTAATTGTGGTGTATAATTTATTGCCATTACATATTCATTATTTGTTTTATTTCTTCCATTAACCTGTCTAATTCTTTTTGATATTCTACTCCAATACTTTGATTTATTATTGGTCTAAATTTTTGTATTGTTTGATTTGTAAAATCAATACCATCTATACCCTCATTATGTATTGAATTCGCAATAGCGTAAGGTAATCTTTCTGGTGCTACATCTCTAGCTGTTATGTTTTTATCAGAAATCCATTTTCGTATAAACATATTAGGAAACTTCTTAGTTGAAGGTGGGTGTTTTGCACCACGTCTCCTACCTTTATCTACTATAACTTCATACAAAACTCCAGGTGCAACAATTTTAAGCTCTTTTTCATCAGCTTTATAATCAAGTGCTCTAAATAAATCACCTGATGCAATTTTGTCTTCCTTGCGTAATTGTGCTCTAATATCTGCAACCATCTGTTTACCTAGCTCTTCTAATATGTCTTTTGTGTTTAATAACATTATTTATTGTATTGAGTTATACATACAGCTAATCTTTGATCTGTATTTTTAAATTCTTTACGCATTGTAGAATCAGTCATACACCTCATCATAAAGTCTTTTCGTTTTTCTCCTGGTTTTCTTTTAGTTAGTGGCATATCAACAAACGCTTGTAGTTTTATTTGGTAATTCCAATATTAAGTCCATTCCCCAGCCAGCTAATTGATTTTCTAGTGTATCTAAAAATGGCTGACAATTTATATCTCCTTTTACCTGAAACAAATCCGCATAACCAGAACCTCTTCTAAGGTTTTCCTGTAAAATATTTGCTGCAGATAGTTGAGTGTTTAAGATGTCAATAAGATTGTCGTTTCCTAAGAATTGATCAAAGGTGTTTGGAGCCCTGTTATCATCTACTATATCTAAAAATAATATTCTTATATTCATAACTATAATATGATCTCTAAAAGCAACATTGCCCATAATAACGTGTGCTATAGGAAATATTGATGTTTTAGCTAGATCTACTTGCATCAAGTCTCCAAACGTAACCGTTTGGATAGACGGATTTTCTCTTAGCTTGTCTTTTATTTTTTCTAATGTTTCGTATACTGCTATCATTATTTATATGCTTTTTTTATCATTCTTTCTTCTAAATCTGATTTCTCTTTTTCAAACTCTAACCACATCATCGCTTTGTGTAAATTAGTTCTTGTAGCTTTGTCAATTTTAAATACATCTCCTTTTGCAAGCGAGTATATTGATTGATACCATCCCCATTTTTTTCCGAACCCTTGACTGTAGGATCCTCTTTCGATGTCTGCTGCTGACTGAGTAAAGAGTCCAGAGTAGTTTTCGATAACTCTATCCCTAAACTCAAAAAAAAAAGAATACTACCTATAGCAACAGAAGCTGGTGCATCTTTCATAATGTCAGAATATTTATCAGTTCCTTCATATTTTTCTATTTTATAGAAATCTTTGTTACCAGCAACTATTGGTCTATATAAAACAGCCATAGCTTTATGCATATCTTGCCAATCACCCATATATCTTTCAGCGTCTATATACTCACCTAGACTCATTTTATCTAAATTAGGAATAAAACCAAACTCTACTCTTTTACCTTTTGGATCAGTCATCTTAAATCTTAATTTTAATTCTGATTTTGTGTTGATTAATTCTGTCAGATGTTTAAGGATGGATTCATATTGTGATAGTGGTAACTGGTATGCGTCCTTTACAGATATGTTACAAAATATATTTAACAGCTTAAGACTTAAAAACTCCTGATCTGGGTTTTCTTTATTTTTTTCTAATACTTGTAAATATTTTTGATAATTTCTAAGCGGTATGTTATCTATGCTTTTTGGTATTTTTAAAGTAAATGATTTTTTCATATATAGTAAATCAAATACAATATTGGTTGTACCAAGTGTTAATATCTTTTAATAAATCACCCCTTAAAAACCACAACAAAGTCAAAAAAAAATGATAGTCTATGTATAGACATACGAGGATCGCCTCATAGCGAGACTCGAATAATCCTCTACAGACATAACATTCACATAAAGACTTATAGACAAATACATAGGTGGACTTGGGATAACTATGTTTTTTTCTGAGCTAGTAATCCATTTCGGGTTGATTTGATTAAAGGTGTACACTCCCTCCAGGCACATTGCGTTTTACGTTAATTATTGATTTTTTCTGTAAAATAGGGAATTAAAAGCCGATAAAATGAAACGGGAAGAGACTCGGCATCCC